AAAAAAGAAATCTCTTTAAAGGTGCTAAGAATGACGACTTGGGTGTTTTAGTAGACGCAATCGTTCTTAAAGCTAAAGACGGAGAAGGAAACAAAATATTTAAGCTAGATGACAAGCTAACATTATTGAATAATGCTGATGCAAATGTTATAGCTAGAGTATCAACAGAAATGTTGAATGGAGTTTCTTACGAGGACGCAGAAAAAAAGTAAGATTTGATCCTGAGTTATATACCATACTTGCTCTTGGTCACGAATTAAAAAAAAGTATGGAAGAAGTTCTTTCTTTAACTCAGGAAGAATTTTATTATTGGATAGGATATTTTAAAGTGAAGGCAGATAAAGAGAAATTAAATTATGGCAGATCAGCAACTAAATATTCGCCTAGACGCAATAGATAATACAAAAAAAGTATTTAACGATCTACAAAATAATTTAAAAGGAGTAAATAAAGAAACAGACAACACTACTACAAGTTTCTTTACTCTTAAAAACGCAATCATTGGTGTATTTACTTCTGCTGTTGTTAAACAAATAACTGATACTACAAAATCATTACAAGAATTTAGAGCAAACATAATTACTGCTGTCGGTTCAGTTGAACAAGGTGCAGAAACATTTAGATATTTAACAGAATTTTCTAAAAAAACTCAATTTGGAATTGAAGATTTAGCAAGATCGTTTTTAACACTTTATCAGAATGGTGTTGAACCAACAGATCGTATGCTTAATATCTTTGCTAAGACTGCTGGTAACGCAAGTAATAAAGTTGATGCCTTAAATGATTTAACAAGATTGTTTGCCAAAGGTGCTCAAGGTGGATTTAATATAATGCAATTAAATCAATTAGTAGCAAATGGGATTCCTGCATTTCAAATTTTAAGAGAAGAATTAGGATTAGACGAAAAGTCTTTAACATTATTAGGGAGTACTGCTGGTGGTGCTAAATTAATATTAGAAAATTTATTAGATGGATTAGAAAAGAGAGCAAATAAAACAATAGACCCAGTTTTTTCTTTATCAAAATCATTTAAAGATTTCTACCAACAAGCACAATCAGCTTTATTTTTAATTGGAGATCAAAAGGAAGTTGCTGGATTTGTTGATTCATTAACACAACTATTGGTAGCTTTACAACCAATTATTAATCTTATCGCTTTATTAGTACAAAAATCTCTACAAGGTTTTATATTTGCATTACAAGTTTTAAATCCACTTATTGGTTTTTTATCTGAGTTTTTAACAGACTTAATGATTCCTATTAAATCTGTTGCAGATAGTATGATGCAATACTTAGTAAAAGCTTTTGGTAAGATGGCAGAATCTATTGAATATCTTAGAAAGAAATATAAACAATTTAAAGAATCTGTGTTCGGAGAACCAATAGAATTAAAAGTTAATGTAGATCAATCAACACCAAAATTAAAACCAGCAAATTTTGAAACAAAAGATTTAACACCTGTACAAAAAACAGTTCAAGCTATGCAAGTAGCTACATTTACTTTAAATGAACAGTTTAAAGAAATATATTCAACAATAGCACAAGGTTTAGTTGGTGGAATAAAAGATGTTTCAAGAGCATTAGCCGAATCATTAATTCTTGGTAAAAAATTACAAACAACATTTGCTGACATAGCTAGAAACTTGCTTGTTAAAATTATAGCTGGTTTAATTGAAGAACAGTTAGCTAAACTTGCTTTATTAGCTTTGGACGAAATAGCAGTTTTATTAGGATTAAAAAGATTATCTATTGAAAAAGAAATAACATCAGAAAAAAGAAAACAAACAGAAGCAGGGACTGGGACAACAACACCAGAAGATATTGCTAAGAAACAATTAGGAAATATATTTGATGAATTGTTTAATAGATTAAAAACTTCTTTTGATGATATATTTGGTTCTATCTCAGATATTTTTGGTTCAATAAGCGATTACAGTTCACAAATATTTAGTGATATTGGAAGTAGCTTAATGGATATTCTTGGTAACTTAGGTTCTAGTATTGGAGATATATTTAATTCAATAGGTGGTTCTTTAGGAGACATACTTGGAAGTATAGGAAATATGTTTGGCGGTGGTGGGGGCGGTGGCGGTGGATTTGATATGGGAACTTTATTTGATATTGGAATGATGATCTTTGGTGCGGCAGAAGGTGGTGCTTTAAATGCTGGACAACCTTATATGGTAGGAGAACGTGGTAGAGAATTATTTATACCAAATCAAAGTGGTACAATGATACCTAATCACGATTTAGGAACTACTGGTTCAACAAGTATTAATTTTACAATAAATGCAACAGATGTTAAAGGAGTTCAAGAGTTATTAATTAACAATAGAGCAACGATTACAAATTTAGTTAATCAAGCACTTAATGCAAGAGGTAAATCTAATTTAGTATGAGTGGAACATTTCCTGCAAGTCCAGTAGCTAGTTCAGCATCAATATCTTCTCAACAGAATACTATTGTTTCAACAACAACTTCTGGCAGACGACAAGCAAGACAAATTGATGGACAAAGATTTAGAATGACTATTAGTTTTCCGCCAATGACAAGAACAGAATTTGCACCGATCAATGCTTTTATAATGAAACAAAGATCACAACTAGAATCATTTACTTATTCTCCACCAACTGTATCTACAACACTTGGACTTGCTACTGGAGTAATTAGAAATGATGGCATTGTTAGTGCTGGTGCAACAACTTGCACAATAGATGGAATGGCAAATAGCACAACTGGTGTATTTAAAGCTGGAGACTATTTTAGATTCACAGGACAAACAAAAGTTTATATGATTGTTGCAGATGTATCATCTAATGGTTCTGGTTCTGGTACATTAACATTTGAACCACCATTAAGAACTGCTGTTGCTGATAATACAATATTAATTTATTCTAGTGTAGATTTTACATTAGGTTTAGTTGCAGATGTTCAAGAGTTTAATATTGGCACAGAAAATTTATTTCAATATCAGCTTGACGTTATAGAGGTATTATAATGGCAAGGTCATTATCTGGTTCACTCATTACAGAACTTGCTACAGATAAACTTAATCCAGTTGATTTAGTATATATCGGAGTTAGCACAGGATATTATTACACAGATCATTACAAAGATATTTCTTATGATGGAAATACTTATCAAGCATCTTCATTATTATTAGGAGTATCTGACGCATCAGAAACATCAGAAGTAGCAGTAAATGATTTAGTATTAAAATTTAGTGGTGCAGATCAAACAATGATAAGTTTATTTCTTAATTATGACTACATGAATAAACAGGCGTTTGTTTATAGAGGATTCTTAGATGCTTCTCAGGCATTAATATCTAGCCCATTTCTTTTATTTGATGGAAGAATAGAAAATTTTAATATTACAGAAACAGATAATACTTCTGAAGTTGCAATTTCAATAGCATCTCATTGGGCAGATTTTGATAAGATTGCTGGAAGAAAAACAAATACTAATTCACAAAAATTATATTTCTCTACTGATAAAGGTTTTGATTATGCATCACAATCAGTTAAAGAAATTAAATGGGGAAGGGCATGAATGACTTTTACCGAATTGTATCGGTGTACAGACATTTTGAAAAATATAACAAATATACTTATGGACAAATCGCTAATCATATTTTGCCTTCTTATAATCTTGGACAATATCAGATTCATAGAGATAAAGATGAAATTATTGGCTATACAAATTGGGCATTGATTAACGATATAGTAGAACATAAATTTATGAAAACTGGACAACTAAAATCTAATGAATGGAATTGTGGAAGTAACTTGTGGCATATTGAAACATTAGCTAAAAGAAATTTAAAAGATATTATGTCTTGGACTAAAGATCATTTTACAAACCTATATGGAATAGACAAACCAATTAAATGGATAAGAGTCAAAGAAGATAAGATTGTTAAACATCAAATGAGACTAACTAAACCAAGCTGGAATTTAGGTGGGAGATTAAATGGGTAGTATATTCAAATCAGTTACAAAAATATTTAGCACTATAACTTCTATAGTATCAACAGCATTAAGCTGGTTACAACCTTCTAAACCTAAATCTGGTTTTAATTCTAATTTTGAATCAGCACAAGGTGTACTTGTTAATAAAGATTCTAATGATGCAAACATACCAATAGTTTATGGTACAAGACAAGTTGGTATATCAAGAGTATTTGTTGAAAGTTCAGGTGATGCAAATAAATATCTTTATGTAGCTGGAGTCCTTTGCGAAGGCGGAGATGCAGGAATAGAATCTATTGATGCAATTTATATAGATGATAAATTAGTAACTTGGGAAGGTGCTTTAACTGATGGAACTATTAGATCGGTTGCTTCATCAGATACAAATTTTTATAAATCTATACCAAATCAAGTTAATAATTATTTAGCTGGAGTTTTTGTTTCTGTACCAGCAAATACATCAACACCATTAATAAATGTACAATGTTTTTATGGTAAAGACAATCAAACAGTTTCAACATTATTAGATGAAAGTACAAACTGGGATTCTAATTACAAACTATCTGGTGTTGCTTATGTTGCTTTAAGGTTTTTATGGAATCAAGATGCTTTTAATGGATTGCCAGATGTTAAAGTAACTCTTAAAGGAAAAAAAATTTATGACCCAAGATTAGATTCTACTAAAGGTGGTTCAGGTTCACATAGAGAATCAACTTCTTCCACTTGGGCTTATTCTAATAATTCAGCTTTAATTCTTTTAGATTATTTAAGAAATGCTAGATACGGAAAAGGTTTACCTACTTCTGCATTTGAAACTAATTACGATTCATTTAAAAGTTCTGCAACTACTTGCGATACATTAGTTACACCATATACAACTGGAACAGCAATAAATTTATTAACTACAAACGCAGTATTAGATTCATCACAAAAAGTAATAGACAATGTAAGAGAATTGCTTACTCCAATGAAAGCAATATTTACTTATACACAAGGTAAATACAAATTAATTATAGAAGATTCTGGTTCAACAGTTTTAAATTTAAATAAAGATAATATTATTGGTGGTATTAAAATTCTTGGAGAAAAGAAAAACTCTAAATACAATAGAGTTATAGGTACATTCTGTAATCCTAATAAGAACTGGCAAAATGATACAGTATCTTTTCCACCATTTGATGATTCTGGTTTACCAGCAGGAGATCAATACGCAACAATGTTTGCAGAAGATAATTCTATTTTATTAGAAGGAAGATTTGATTTTAAACACATAACAAATCCTTATCAAGCTGAAGAACTTTGCGAGATTATATTAAGACGTTCAAGAAATGCTTTAGGAGTTGAGTTAAGATGTACTTCAGAAGCATTAAATATAACGATTGGTGATATTGTAGATTTAACTTATGTAACTGGTGGATTTAGTGCAAAACCATTTAGAGTAATGGGATTGTCAATTAATTCTGATTCAACAGTTTCATTACAGTTAGTGGAACATCAAGATAATTTCTACACTTGGTCTAGCAAGGCACAAGCACCAACAATAGCTGATACTACTTTACCAAATCCTAATAGTGTATCTGCACCAGCTTCAGTTAGTTTAGACGATCAACTAATCCAGTATTCAGATGGAGTTGTTATAACTGCGTTAGATGTAACAATAGGTTCTTCACCAGATAGTTTTGTAGATTACTACCAAGTAGAATACAAATTAAGTACAGATACAGATTATATAATAGCTGGACAAGGAAAAGGTTTAAATCAAAGAATACTAAATGTAATAGACGCAGAAACTTATGACGTTAGAGTTAAAGCATTTAACACATTAGGAGTATCATCAACATATACTTCAGGTTCAAGAACTATTATTGGGGGAACAGCACCACCAGCAGATGTAACAAATTTTGCTTGTAATATAATTGGGGGAGACGCACATTTATCTTGGACTCAAATTGCTGATTTAGATTTGGCTTACTACACAATTAGATATTCTACATTAACAACTGGTGCTGAGTGGGCTAATTCAGTTTCTTTAGTTGAAAGAGTTGGACGACCAGCTACATCAATTACTGTCCCAGCAAGAGTAGGTTCTTATTTAATTAAAGCAGTTGATAAAAATGGTAACTATTCAAACAATGAATCTATTATAGCTACAACAGTAACAACAGTTGGAAACTACAATGCAATAGTAACATCAACTCAATCTCCAACATTCTCAGGAACTAAAACAAATGTTTATGTAGATGAGAACGGATATTTAAGACTAGATTCGTCAGAACTATTTGATAGTGGAACAGGTAACTTTGATTCTGCAACAGCAACATTTTTTGATGAAGGTGTAACAACTTATGATTTATATTCTGAAGGAAGCTATTTATTTACATCACCAATAGACTTAGGTGGAACTTATACTTCAAGAATAACTGCAAATATTACACAAGGTTCAGATAACATAGATAATTTATTTGATAGTGAAACAGTATTGTTTGATGACGCACCATCTAACTTTGATGGAGATACTCCAGCTAACTGTACTGCATTTTTACAAATAGCAACATCAACAGATGGAGTAACCTATACTTCATTTAGAAATTTTGTAATCGGTGACTACTCAGGCAGATTTTTAAAATTTAAATTAGTATTAACTTCTTCTGATTTAGCT